GATACCAACCAGGAAATAGTAGTAGTCACCGCCTGGATCTGCCTGATACCTGGTCTGTGTAACCAGCCAGATACCGTTTTCACCAGACTTTGCACACCTGGCATAGAGATAGTAGCCAGTAGTGTTGCCCATTGTCGTGTCTGATGCTGTCAGGTTCCAGAGCCTTGCAGAATTTTCATTGATAGTCAGGTGTACCAGGGATCCTGCTGATATAACAATCCTGTTGGCATTGCCTCCATAGTTAGGCTGGATCACCACACCAGACAGGACAAACTGCTGGCTCTTAGATCCCACAGTGAGCATATTGGTATCAATGGAGTTTGCCCTAAAGTTATCCGTATCGAAATAACCGTCTGTGTCAAACACCATAGTCCTCAATTCCTCAGTGGTTCTCCATCCCCGCCTCTTCTTAGAAAGATCCCTCAGCTGGTTATTGATGATAATAACCTCATGGTTCTGTGTATCTACCACGCTCTGGGTGATCACGTCCACCGTTGCAGTGTCCGAAATCGTCAGGTGATAGTCATGCCTGAGCAAAAGGTTACGCTCTACTTTCTGGATCCTGATGTTCTTTTGAACACCAAACCTTGTGTCTTTGATAGGCACATAGTCACCAGGCTTGAAAAGCACGGTGTCTGAATCCGTTGGCATATCCTCCAGGAGCTTCATGCGGTTAAGCTCCATAGTGTACTGTACTCTGGCCTGTTTCAGCTTGCAGAGATCATCATATCCAGCATACCATAATTCTTCTTCTGCATTGTCTATGATCGCCTGAGGCATAACAATGTCTGTGAGCTTGTATTTGTCACCTACACCTATGCGGAAAGCACCGCTATCCTCTGTAGGTATCGTAAGGCCACGGCTATCCTGGTATGGAATGATCGTGAATTTCTTTGTGGTATTGTCATACTTGCTGATCTCCAGCGTCTGGCCTGCCAGCTTACCAGTGATGAAAGTCACCTTTGCACTGACATTATCCACCAGTTGCTCGTTTATGTCGAAATCCATACCGCTGTCAGCAAAGGAAAGGTAGTCTGGTGTTTCTCCAGATGTATAGACAGCTGTCACCTCTCCAGTCCTGGTAGGTACGATCTCATCATAGAGCACAGAATCAGCATCCACTCCCAGGGTCTGTGAAAGGCTTGAATCCTCAATATACCTTTCACTCTCACTGCTGATACCTATAATCTCTGATCCTGCTGATATAACAGTTCCATCGGAAAGGGTGTGAGCGTTCCTGTTGAGCCTCCTGGCTGGCAGCTGGAGCCTCATGGCATAGTTCCTGTAGCCCTTAGGCAGATTGGAAGTACCACCCTCCACCCAGAGCCTGGTCTTTATGGCCTTATCATCCACCTTATTCTCTTTCAGTGAATACAAGCCCTTACCCCTGCCCCACTCAAAGTAGCTGGATCCGTCTGGAGGTGTTATAACAGATCCGAAAGATCCTATCTTGATGGTACGCACGGTGGCATTGTTCACGGTGCTCTGTGTGATACGGAAATCCACCTTGAATTTCTGGCACACCTGTTGAAGTACCTCCAGGCAGTTGTTACAGCTGAACTGGAGAGGTATGGGGTTCTTGTCTGGGCATCCTGTCTCATCAAACGTCCACCATCCTGGATAGTCATGGTTTATGTTATAGATCAGCACACGGATATACTCTTTGAGGTCATACACCAGGTCAAAGGTGGAAGTGGTGGAGTTGCCAGAGGCATCCATATCCCTGTACGCTGTTTTCATCAGGTCATACAGCACACCGTAGAAGATGGCATCATACTTGAAATAACCGTCTGATGTCAGCTCCCTGTTTACCTTTGTACGAATATAGTAGTTCTCACCCTTGACAGTGATACGATCCCCTTTGTCGAAGCTCAGGATCTCCCTGGTTAGAATGCTCAGGGTCACGGTATCTACACCCATAAGGCTCTTGCTCTGGGTTGCAGTCTTGACCGTCCTGAACGGCTCCTTAGAGAATAGCTTGATCTGAGTGCCGTTTCTCTTTATTAAAGTAATCTGCTCCATATTACGCTAAAGTTTGTACTGAAAGAAGTGAAATCGTTTGGCTCACCAGTGATGATCACATAGTTTGAAGATACGCTGTGTGATACCGTCTGGCTTACGTCATTGCCGCTCACATCGAATGTGTGCGTACCGTCACCCCAGTAAATGTTTACAGGTGATTTGCTCTTAATGGTGATGTTGCACGTACCGTTGCCCCACAGCACACGCTTCACAGGCTCTGGCTCCACCAGCTTCAAAGTGAACGTACCCACACACTTGTTTTGGTGTGAGAAATCTGGCACAAGCCTCACCTCATCCTTGCATATCACCTCATACACCAGCGTCTTATTCCCAGCCACGATCTTTAGCCTCAGCGTCCTGTTCTGGAGAAACAGATCAAAGAACGTAAGAGCCTTATTCAGCAGGTCTGGGAATGTATCAGCCTCCACTATACATTTCAGCTGTATGGTGCGCTCCTTATACTTTACACCGTCCTGATGGTAGTCCAGGCCGTCAGCCGTTCCCCAGTTGTAGGTAAGAGGATCCTTGATCTGAGGGATGGTAGTAATGCCTGATGAAGCCTGGACGTACACACCATATCCCACAAAGTCTGATCCGTCAATGGAATATGAGACGGAATCATTGCTTGATGGTGTTGCCGTGCTCCATGTTCCAGATGGAAGTGATGGGTTAGGCACTGTCAGCTTCAAAGTGAACGTACCCACGAATTTGGCAGGGTTCCATGCCTTTTCAATATCCACGGAATCCTTGCAAAGCACGGAGAAAGTCCTGGTAGTGTAGGCTGAATTAGTACCAGCTTTCACCACCAGGGTATGAATTTCTGCATCGGCAAAGTTTGACAGGAAACCGTTGGCCTTTGTGATGAAGTCACTGAATCCGTTTGCCTCAATGAAGCACCTCAGCTGTAGCGAAGTCTCTTTGTAATGTACCTGGCTCAGGTCATAGGCAGTGCCATGTGCAAAGCTCCAGTTGTCAGACAGGAGATCCTTGATGGCGGGTTTGCATACCACACCATCAGAGGCGGTTACATATACACCATAGGTGGCAAAGTCCGTACCGTCCACATAGTATTTTACATCAGCTTCTGCCATACGATAATATCATCAGTCGTAAGGTTCGTAATATCCTCCACGTTGCCAGAAATGATAATGTCGTACTCACCAGGTTCTGCAAAGGTGTGTGTGATCGTCTGATTGTTACCAATCGTTCCCCTGGTAAACTCACCGTCACCCCAGCTGATCGTCAGCTTCTTTGGTGTGGATAGGGTGATGGAGCTGACACTGTTTGCAGTCGTTGCAATATGCCTCAGCACCATCTTCACAGGATCAGGCTCTTCCAGGTTGAGCGTGAAAGTACCAACCATCATCTTCTCATTGTACCTGGGGAAAGTCTTATCAGGATCCGATCCCTCCAGCATCACAACCTCATAAACCAGCGGCTTCGTGCTGCCATCGTGCTCCACCCTGAGCCTCCTGGTTCCTTTCATCCTGAACTGATCAAAGAAGTGGTGCATCCACTCAATGAATGAGGATCTGCTGTGAGCCTCAATGAAGCACTCCAGGGAGATCTTACGCTCCTTGTATTTCACGTAGTCGTAATCATAGGCACGTCCATGATAGGTGTCATACTCAGCCGTTGCACCCTCTTTGCGCTCCAGCTGACCTACCAGGCCATTGCTCTTGCTCACGTACACACCAAACTCCTTGAAGTTGATACCGTTGATGTAATACTCCACGTCTGTAGAGTTGTTTACGATCTCACGGATCTCAGAGAGTGGAATGGCCTTATCATACAGCTCCAGCTCATCAATGAGGGCATGGGTCTCTGACATCAGTACCATGTCATTGATAGACAGTCCTACAGGCACAGCCGTAAGATGTGCGCTATACACCTCGATCAGGTTCTCATAGACGGTAAACAGTCCGTCTCTCTTCTGGAACACCAGGGAAATCCAGTGGTTAGGTGTCACGTCCATCCATTGCTCCAGGTAATTGTCTATACCTGGTAAATTCAGGAGCCAGCCCAGTTTGTCTGATACAGGCATCACATACAGGATCAGCGTAAAGTCGGAACTGAAAGGAATTGCCCTGGAAGTTCTGGCTCCACCGCTGTTAGATTCAAAAGACTTGCCTTTCATTGCGTTTCTGGAGAAACAGGCATCACCGAAGATCACGGCATCGTCACGCTGGCTTGAATAGTCGTATGCAACACCGCTACCGTCTGCATCGTCAAACGGAAGATACAAAATCAAATTCTCTTCAATCATAACTTAATATGTTTTCTTGTTTATACTATTTACCTTTATCCCAGAGCCAATACACTCCACCTGGGCATCACCGTATTTGTTCACTAACACCTGGGCATCACCACCAGCCACGGCTACCACCAGATGAGAGCTATCAAAAGCGTCTATAGTTACTATGGCATGATCACTCACATTGACCGCTGCCTGGCTGCTGTGCCTTATGTAGATCCTGGAAACGCTGTACTCATCATATTCCAGCATTGCCTTGCAATCTCCATTCAGCACCACGTCAGGAGCATTCCTAAGCCCTGTGATCTCATCATCCACATATCCACCGTAAGGCTCACTCTTACCCTTGAAGTTCTTACGCATGAACTCCAGGGTAGGATAGTCATTCTTGATACAGAAGTCTATCCCCCTGATGAAGAGCCTCACCATCTTTTCAACGGTATCGCTCCTGTCGAGCAAACCCTGGTACTGTGAGCAAAGCCCCACGGCTATACCGTCCTGTTTCAGCTGTCTGTTAAGTTCCATATACAATACTATTTAAGATATTCCCTGTGCCAGTAGAGGGTTGCCAGAGCTTATGAGCGTCTGGAACATACCCTTTATGATTTTCAGCTCTTCCACTGTGTTGTAGGTGTTGGTGCTGATCGCTGCCTGGAAGAGCAAAAGCTGTCTGGTCATTTCCAGCTGTTCACTCTGGTTTATCACCACGGCATTCATCCTACCAGCCACTATGCCACCTGTTTCCTCGCTCATTCCCTGTACGGCTCCTGTGAGGGGATCCGCTGCCTTTTCCTCAGCATTCTTGATCCAGTCACCTATACCATCCAGGGCATTGTTGAAGAGGTTGCCAGCCTGGTTTACCAGAGCCTCGAAGTGAGCACGTTCCTGATCGGTAAGGATATTATCTTGCATTGCACTACCCAGGTACTCCACGGCATCATTGATACCCTTTGCCAGGAACTGCCTCTTCAAAGCCTCAATAACGGCTTTCCTCAGCACCTCCTTAGTCTTTTTACCCAGAGCCTCAGCACGGTCTATACCCTGGTCATAGGCATCCACCAGAGCCTCAGCGAACTCATCTATGGCAGATCTTACATCAGTGCCAGCAAGCGTTTCCATCATGGATCGCTCTATATCCTCGATCTGGGTATCAATATCCTTGATCTTTTCCTCCCACTGAGAGATCTTATCCCAGTCGGTATCTTTCTTATCCTTTTCGCTCTCGATCTGTTCACGGATCATTTCCTGCTGCTTTCTCAGGTTCTCAGTCTGGAGTTGCATGAGGTCATACATATCACCAGAACGCTGTGCCTTTTCAAGCTCATACCTGAGATCCTTGATCTGCTTAGTCAGCTCAGCATATTTGTTAAACTGCCAGTTCTTACGTGCCAGATCAGCCTCAGCCTCCAGAGCCTGGATCTGTTCCTTGATGGCATTGACACGCTTTCGGTAAGCTGCCTCTTCCTCATCATTGAACACCCAGTAGGTGTGATTGTAGGCATTCTGGAGCCTGTTAAGGGATGATTGGAGGGCATCTATATCACGCTGTATGCTCTGGATGTGCTCTTCAAGTTCATCATCATTATTGAACAAACCAGCTATGAAGTCAATGGCCTGGAGTGCTATGCTGATGGCTGCAAGGATGGCACTGCCCTTTTCGGCTGTCTTGATGGCAGAACTCATGGCGATACCAGCCGTTGCGATACCAGAAAGCGTACTGATCACAGACTTACCTGTGTCACCCAGGAGGTCACTCAGGACTGAGCATGAGGAAACGGCATCATCCACGAAGTCAAAGCAAGCCTTAGTAGCATCACCCAGGTTTTTCCAGTCACGCTTGATCTGCTGTGAGGTTTTCTTGGATCCGTCCTGTTGTTTCTTGAACACGTCACTGAGGGCTGTACCCAGAGCCTTGAACGGATTGGTGTCGAGCACTTTCTTCTTAGCCTCATCCAGCTTATCCAGAACGGCTTTCAGGTCTGATGGATTCAGTTTCAGATCCGCTGTGCTCATCTTATCCTGGATGTCCTTTATCAGTTTCTCTATCTGTTCCACCGTAAGGCTGTCGAGATCAGAGAAAAGGTTTTTCCAGCTCTCAGTCTGCATCAGCATCTGGGCATTGAGGGCTGATAGAGCCTCAGCCTCTCCCTGGTTGATCATTGCCACACGCTCAGAAAGCCCCAGTTTCTCAGCCTCATTCCTCAGGAGCTGGTACTGCTGTGTGATCTCCAGCTTTTGCTCTTCAAAGGTCTTATAGTTATTCAGCACCTCTTCTGTCACCTGTTTGCTCAGGTCGCTCTCCTGCTGATTCAGTGAGAGGTTGGCAGCGGCATTCTCATCCGTATTCAGGTGGAACTCACCACGTGCCAGGCGGTCTTTCATGTCAGCCACGGCCTGTAGCTTCTGTGCAAGCGTCTGAGCCTGTTTGATGCTCTGAGTGAGGCTTTCCTTGAATAGATCCATATTGGATTTCTGGCCTGTAAGCTCATTGAGCTGGCTTTTCAGGGAGTTGAGGGCATTAGCATCACCAGCCGTAAAGTTCTGTGGCTGTGCCGCTCTCTTTGCCTCCAGCTGTGCGATCTGGGAATTTACCCAGGTAATAAAGCTGGATCCGTCTTTCAGGAGGCTTTTGAAATGGCTGTCTGCCACGTCCTGGCCTACATTCCTCACCCAGGAGAAATAAGCCTCATACTGCCTCTTCTTATATTCGATCTCACCGTCAAAGAGTTTGATGCTTTCGGCATCGTAAGCCTGGTTAGCCAGCTTTCGCCTCTCTTCAAAGTTACGCTTTTCCTCATCAGTCAAGCCACCGCTCTTAGGATTGGCCTTTTTCCTGGCTTTCTCCAGTTCCTTTTCCTCCTTAGCTATGCGGTCAAGCTCTCTCTTATGCTGGAGATCCAGGGTAGCCTTACGTTTGGCATAGCCCTCTTCCATCACCTCAATACGTGCCTCTTCCAGCTTACGCTGTGCCTCCAGCTGCTTTTCCTCCAGGTTGTTATTGTTACTCTCCTGGCTGTTGCCAGCACCGCCCTTACCCTTAGGCTGTGTAGGGCTATTCTGCTGGAGCTTGCTCTGGAGCTGCTGTAGTTCCTTGATGTGCT